CGACACCTATGGCTCCGATTCGCCCGGCATCTCCGCGCTGCCTGCCGCCAAGCAGCTGCAGAAGGAGGAGGTGAACATCGCGCGGATGAACGAGGTGGCGTCGAACCCGCCGCTGCAGGCGCCGTCGTCGCTCGCCAAGACCGGCCTGTCCACCATCCCGGGCGAGGTCACCTATGTGCCGGACACCAACAAGTCCGCGATCCGTTCCGTGTACGACATTCGCTTCGACGACCGCGGCCCGCGGCAAGCCAAGGTCGACCTGGAGCGCGAGCTGAAGCAGGCGTTCTACTACGACCTGTTCCTGCTGCTGACCAACGACGAGCGCAACCAGCGCGCGACCGCCGAGGAAATCCGCGCGCTCTACGACGAGAAGGTCACGGGCCTGGGCCCGGTGATCGAGCAGGGAAACCCGATGCTCGCCAAGATCATCGATCGCTCCTTCGCCATCGGCGTCGAGCGGTCGCTGCCGATCTGGCGCGGGTCGCAGGATGGCGATCCGCTGTTCCCGCCGCCGCCGCCGGAGCTGCAGGAGATGCAGCTGGACGTGGACTTCATCTCGCCGCTGGCGCAGGCGCAGCGGGCCGGCGCGCTGGGCAACATCGAGCGGTTCATGTCCTTCGTGGGCAACCTGGCCGCGGTGGATCCGTCGGTGCTGCACAAGGCCGATCTTGATCAAGCGGTGGACGAATACGGTTCGGCGCTGTACGTGCCGGCCGGGATGGTGCGCGACGACCAGGCGGTCACGGCGATCCGCGACGCGGCCCAGCAGCAGCAGAACATGCAGCAGATGATGGCGGCCGCGCCGGCGCTCAAGCAGGGCGCCGATGCGCTCAAGTCCGCCGCGGGGGCTGTGCCTGAGGAGGGCTCGGTGCTGCAGTCGATCGCCAAGGGCGTCACCGGGGGTCCGGCATGAGCCGCGGCGATCAGACCAAGCGCGAGCTGGCGCAGCTGCAGCTGCAGGACTCCCAGAAGCTGCAGCTGGCGCGCGCCTTCGACTACGTCATGGCGTCGCCGCACGGTCGCCTGTTCGTGCGCTGGCTGCTGCTGGTGAGCCAGTGGGACCAGGATCCGATGACCGGCAACTCCCAGACCTTCCACACCCTGGGCCGGCAAGCCGTCGGCCGCGAGGTGCGCGACACCATCATGCTCGAGCATCGCGCGGAATGGCGCGCGCTCGAGGACGAAGCGTTCCGGGACGCCGAGCTGGCGCTCTCGATCCGCAAGATCCCCGACTAACCCGCGAGGTTTACGATGACCACCCCGACTCCCGCACCTGCCGCCACGGATGACACCACGGCCGCCGGTGCGACGCCTGCTGTCCCGGCCGTGCCTGCCGGTGATCCCGCTCCCGCTGCTCCCGCCGCATCCGACCCGGCAACGCCGGCGCCGGCTGCCACGCCCGCATCCGATCCGCCCGGCGATCCGCCTGGTGGTGACGCTGCCGACGATGGTGCCGACGCTGTTCCCGAGGTCTACGCCGCACCGGAGCTTCCGGAGGGAATCACCTTCGACACCGCGCTCGCCGAGCAGCTGTCTCCGATCCTGAAGGAGGCCAACGTCACCCAGGGGAATTTCGACAAGCTGGCGGTGGCGGTCGGTGAGTACCAGCAGAAGCAATGGCAGGCGATCGAGGGCGGTTGGCTCGAAACCCTGGGCAAGGATGCCGAGCTCAATGCGAACGATGGCGCGCTGCGGAAAGCTGCGGTCGCTGCGTTCGGCAAGTTCGGCACGCCGGAAGCCAAGCAGGCGATGGAGACCCTGCGCTGGGGCAACCATCCCGAGCTGGTCCGCCTGATCGGCAAGCTGTCGATCGCTGCTGGCGTCCAGGAGGACGGCGGCACGGATTCTGCAGCCTCTGGCGGGGGCGCGCGAACCTTCGAGGAGCGCATGTACCCCAAAATGAAGGGCTGAAACACCCATTTTCCTATCGCCGCAATCCCGCGGCATCGCTTTAGAGGAACCGAAAAATGTCCATCATCGGCCTGAATTACCCGACCCTGCTGGATCTCTCCAAGCAGTTCACGGAGAACGGCGAAGCCATGCCGCTCGCCGAGCTGCTGACCGAGACCAACGAGGCGCTCGACGATATCCCCTGGATGGAGGCCAACTCCACCAACGGGCACCGCATCGCAACCCGTACCGGCCTGCCGGCGTCGACCTGGCGCAAGCTCAACGGCGGCGTGCTGCCGACGAAGGGCACCTACGCCGACGTGATCGAGTCGATGGGCTCGCTCACCCAGCTGGGCCTGGCGGACGAGAAGATCATCCAGCTGTCGGGCAACCCGCAGCGCGCGCGCGCCAACGAGTCCGTGGGCCACATCACCGGCATGAACCACGACTTCATGCAGGCGCTGTTCTACGGCGATTCGGCGATCAACCCGGAGCAGTTCCTCGGCCTGGCGCCGCGCTACTCCGACCTGAGCGGTCCCGAGAATTCGATCAACATCATCGATGCGGACGGCACTGGCACCGACAACGCCTCGATCTGGATCGTCGGCTGGGGCCCGGAAGGCGTCATGGGCATCTACCCGCAGGGCTCCTCGGGCGGTCTGCGCCATGAGGACATGGGCGTGGAGCTGACCACGGCACCGGACGGCGTCGGCATGCTGCGCATGTACCGCGACTGGTTCGAGTGGGATGCCGGCATCGCCATCAAGAATTGGGGCAACGTCGTGCGCATCGCCAACGTCGATGTGTCCGACCTGTCCGCCGATGGCACCACCGGCGCCAAGCTCAACGATCTGGTGATCGAGGCGCTCGACCAGCTGGACAACCGTTCGGCCGTCCGTCCGGTGATCTACGTGCCCAAGCGCATCCGCACCACCTGGCGCCAGCAGATCGCCAACAAGGGCAACCTGTACCTGTCGATGGACGATGTCGCCGGCCGCAAGGTCGTCGCCTTCGACGGCGTTCCGGTGCGTCGCGTTGACCGCCTGCTGGAGACCGAGGCGCGCATCGTCTGATCCGCCTGACGCCGCTTAGGCGGCTTCGGGTTCAACCCCAATCCCCAGGAGGGATGCATCATGTTCGTCGACAAGCAGGCGGAATTCTCCAACTCGCAGGCCGTGACCGCCGCGGCCATTTCCACCAACCAGTACGACCGTGGCCTGGGCCGTAATGCCCTGGTCGACCTGGGCGCAGGCGCGTCCGGGCTGTTCCTCGTCGTCCAGATCGACACCGCCTTCTCGGGCGGTGCTGCCACGGCGCTGACGATCACCCTGGAGTCGGACGTGGCGTCCACGCTCGCCAGTGCGCCGGTGGTCCACTACAGCTCCGGTGCGATCGCGGCAGCGTCGCTGGTGCCGGGTGGGCTGCTGCTCATCCCGATGCCGGCAGGCGACTACAAGGAGTTCGTGGGCCTGCGCTACACCCCGACCGGCGGCAGCTTCGGGGCGGGCGCGATTTCGGCCTTCCTGACCACCACGCCGCAGACCTGGCGCGCCTACGCGAACGCTCGCAGCTGATCCCTGGCTGCGGTCCTCGCGTCGTCGCTCAACCCCTCTAGGCTCCAAGGAGAGTCAACATGGCAACCCAGCAGAACAAGGCGCCGCGTCGGGGCAAGATCCCCGGTGCGGTCGTTTCCAAGACCGGCGCAAAGTACGAAGTCACGCGCACCTCGCACATCAACGGCCGCGTGGTCAACGCCGGCGAGGTCGTCGATTACGACGGCGTTCCCGGCCGTTACCTGAAGCCGCTCAACGCCGAGGCGAAGGCGGCCAAGGCCGAAGCCGACGAGATCCGCAACGATCGCACCGAGTCGGTGGTCAAGACCGAAACGCTCAACTCCGGCCGTGCGGCCAATCGCAAGCTGCGCGAGCTGGACAACCAGCGCCGCGGCGTGGACGAGGACGCGGACGATCCGCTCAAGGAAGCGGAGCCGACCATCAGCGATGCCCAGCGCAAGGAGTACGAGAAGCAGGCCGAGCAGACCGCGCAGGCCACGCTCGAGCAGTCGTTGGCGGCCGGTGGCACCACGCTGCAGATGACCGGCAAGTCCCCGGAAACCGTGGTTCCGACCACGGGCCCGGGCGCGGTGGCGACGGCCGAGCAGGTGAAGTCGGCCGATGCCCAGAAGGGCGACGCGAAGAAGAAGTAATCCCGTGAAGTGGTAAGGCTGCAACGGGAGCCGGGTTCCGGCCCGGCTCCCTTTTGACGAGGACCGCCCGTGGACCGACTGACCATCTGCAACCTCGCCATTGCCCGCATCGGCGTCGGCTCGCTGCATCGAATGGCCGACTACGAGGAAGACACCGAGATCGCGCGCAACGTGCGCGAGCTCTACCCATTCGCCCTGGAATACGTCGCGCGCGAAGGCGCTGCGGCCTGGGGCTTCCTGCGCACCGTGGCCGCCGGCCAGCTGCTCTCCGGATCCGTCGGTGCCTTCAGCTACCGCTATGCCTATCCGGCCGATGCCGCCGTCGTGCTGGCCGTGGCCAGCGAAGGGCTGGACTATGACCGCGTGCCGATGGCCGATCGGCTGTCGCTGGCCGCCTCGGAGCTTGGCCGCCGCGACGGCGCGCTGGCGACCGACCTGGAGGACGCGTTCGTGTGGTACATCGCCGTGCCGCAGGGCGGCGGCGATATCCGCGACATTGGCTTCTGTGACGCCGTCGCCTGGCTGCTGGCGCGCGAGCTGGCGCCGGCGATGAAGGCGGACGTGCGGACGTGGCAGGCGGCCCAGCAGGCCTATCTGCAGGCGCTGCCGGTGGCCCTGGCCCAGGCGCTCAACGAGA